AAGAGCTACACAAGGTCTCGCCTTGAACACCATTTGGCACTATCTATATTCATGCGAGCAACCGCAGCGCAGGTTCGAGTACCGGGCATAGCTCTCGCTTTTGCATTCCAGCGGCTGCTTTGGGTCGAAAGCAGTCCTTCATGATGCCCTAAATGCGACCAATACAATGCTGCTTCACATCGGCCAGGCCTGCACAGTCTTGGTGTGGCGCGCCGCACATTCCGCGTACTGGCGCAGCAACTCGATAGCCCAAGCCTGCCACGCGTCATAATCGTCGGCTCCGGGCCGTTCGATTGCCGGGCACGGCGCCGCCAGCGCGCTATCGAGGGATGCTTTTGTTGGCGGCATCGATTGCGGCGTCGAGGTTGCGCACGCGGTCAGCATCAGGCACGCAACCAGCAGGCAGAGGTTTCGCATCACGCAGCTCCTTGGTGAGCGCCGACATTCGCGGCGCCAGGGTGGATTGAATGGCGGCGAACTCGGTGGCCGCCTCGGTGATGCGCGCCGCGTCGGCCTGCAGCGTGGTTAGCGCCAGCTCCGACTGGCTGCGCATTGTTTCCGCGTGCGCGCGCCGCAGCTCCGCGATCTCAGCACCGTGCCGCCAGCCGTTCGTGAACCAGCCGGCAGCGCCGGCCAGCGCCATCGCCACCAGCAGGCCCAGGGCGACCAGCAGAGCGCGCGATGACGCCGCGACGGCCGGTGCGGCCGCAGCCGCTACGACCGGGATCACGGCAACCCCTTCAGGCACAGCTCACGCTCAGCCTGGCGCCGGCGCGTGAGGCCGCGCACTTCCTTGCCGCCAACCTTGTTCCACATGAGCAGCGCATTGCAGGCGCCGACCATGTCGCCCGCATTCGTACGCCGCGCCATGCTCGAGCCACAGAAGCCGCTCACGCCGATGTTGTAGGCCACGTCGACGAAGGCCACCTTCTGGCCGTCGGTCAGGCGCGCGAGCGGGATGCACGTGGCGATGCCGGCGGCGTGCCGCTCCAGGTCGCGGTCGAGCTGGGCCCGGCACTGCGCTGGCGTGTACGTCCGGCCCCAGGCCGCGTTCTCGGTCGCGCCGGTGCAGTACGTGAGCACGCCTGCGATGTCGCGGTAGGTCGTGAGCTTGGTGCTCTCGAACGGCGGAGTGAATGTGAACAGTGCAGCCGCAGCGATGGCGCCGACCAGCGCGGCCAGGCCGCGGCGCCGCTGGGTTGGCGCGCCCTTAACCATTTCCGGTCACCGACGGTTGCGCCACCACGCGCGCGATCGCGGCGCCGAGCGAGGTCAGGCCAGCGGCCACCACCAGGATGGGCGCGGTGCCACTGGCGTACATGTGCATGCCGGCCTCAATGGCCGAGGCGAAGGCGGCCAGCAGCGCGAAGCGTACCGACCAGAGTTTCGGGAATTGAGCGCGTGCGCCTTCGATAAATTTCACGATCTGTCCTTTGGGTTGCGCGCCGGCGGCGCCGGCGCTGAATATGCTGCACGTCACGGTTTTGCCAGTGGGGCCAGCAGCTGGGCCTGCAACTGCTGCAGGCGCACTTCCCGTTCGCGCCGGTCCAGCTCGGCCAGCAGGTGCTCGCGAGTGTTGCGTTGGTGCGTGTACCAGGCGTTCAGTACGAACGTGAGGAGCGCAGTGGCAATGCCAACGATCACCCCGAATTCAGTCAGGGTGAGGGAAGTGGCGACCGTTACCAGGGCGCCGGCGTAACTTCCGACTTCTGGCGGGGTGGTCTTGCTGATGCTCATTGCTGCCTTTCGATGGGCGTAAAAAAACCCACCGAAGCGGGCTGTGTCTTGCGGTTCGTATCGGGCCAGAGTGGGCCGCGAGCACTACAGTCGTGCAGCGTTGATGAACAGTTCGTCGAGCGCGCCGTCGCCTAAGCCAAGGATGCCGGCCATCATGGCGACGAACGGCGATTGCCGCTCCCACGTTGGACGGTAGTCCCATGCGTTTTGGACACGCCACTTGGCATCCGCATCCTCGATCGCATCAATGGCGGGCTGGACGTTGGCGAACAGGCCGACGTTGTAAAGCGCCTCGCGGCCCTGGCCCGACGAGATCTGCTGCGGGACCGGGGGCTTGCTGGCGGTGATCTCTTCCGGCGTCATGGCACGGATTTCCCATTGCTGGGTCCACTGTTCGTCGATCCACTCCACCGCACCCGGCACGGCGATCTGGCCAGCCGCAACTTCAGGCGGAACGCTGCGCAGTGGGAATATGCCGCAGTAGGCCAGGTCATCATGGGTGATGACCTCGCTGAAACCAACATTGGAAAGCGCCGAGCGGATCTCGCTGTGCGATGAGAATACGCGCGCAGTTTCGGTTTGGTAATACATTCGTGTTCTCCAAATTACAGGTCATGCGTGCGAAGCGAAGGGAATGCACGGTTGTCGCCCCAAATGATGCGAACCGCCCCTTGGCCACCCGCCCCGCCAAAATCGTTGTAGTTGCCTCCCCGGCCGCCATGGCCAGGGCCTCGAGGTGTATTTGAGTGGTAAGTGCCCGCAGGACTTGGGGAGCCTGACTTCGCGGGTGCAATACCATCCACACCCTGTCCGTGAACTCCAACGCTGCCACCTGGGCCGAGCCCAGTGCTCGGGGACTGCAGGAACAGCCCTCCTGCCCCGGCCCCGCCACTGCCGTCCCCAGGCGGAACTCGAACGCTGCCTGTCACAGTGGAGTCGGCGGGTTGCTCACCATCCCCGCCGTTGCCAGCGTATCCGCCTGCACCACCCCCAGCACCTTGCTCGGGATTATTTGCCGTTACGCGTCCTCCCGCGCCACCGTTGCCCCCGCCCACGTCCCCGCCGAGGGCTGTGGTGCCTGATAATAGTTTGACTCCGTTCCTTTCAATGAAGGCGGCATATCCGTCGTTGTAACCCTGTCCATTCCGGTAATTCAGGCCAACCATGACACGGAGCACCTCTCCAGGCACCACTGGGATATTGTTTTTCCAACGCAGATTTCCGCCACGTCCCCCACGTCCGGTGCTGCCTCCGCCAGAAGGGGCGCCACGGCCATCGGCCCCATCTTCTCCCGGGTCAATGACAACGGCATGGATGAAGAACACATTGGGCGGAACGGTAAAGGTATTGTCCGAGTAACTGAGAAACGCAGCTTGTCCCGTAGGGCTGCCACTGCCCGATGCGCCCATGGCCAGCTTGAAAGTGATCTCGTCCACAGCAGTCCTCAGGAAACGTAATTGCCGGCGACGGCCAGGCGCCAAGTGGTGCCGCCATTTGCGGTGATGAACATCAGCAGATGCGTTCTGCCACTGGTGAGCACCACTGGCCGCCCATCTGCTGTGCGCACCGACGTCGGGAAGCTCGCAATCCCTGATGTGACGGCCAGCTCCAGGGTGAAGCAGTAGCCCCCGGCCGGAACATTGCTGAACGTAAATGTGGTGTTGCCTGCGATCGCCTTGGTGAAGTAACGCCCGCGCGCGAGGTCGACGTCCACGCCACCGACTGCCTGCGGCTCGAAGGCGCCATTGGTCGCCACGATTCGCCAGTTAGCAATGTCGTTTGCTGGATCGACCGACCCACTGCCGGCAGACATCCTGCGATACGTCTGGAAATTGACCTGGCTGATAGCGGAGTCATTTTTTTGGTAGGCTTTGCCGCTGAAGAAGGCCGATGCGCCCCCCAGACTGAGAGTGGCATCGAAAGACGCAGCAGCGGCGATCGCAGCGGCCGTCGCCGTTTGCGTTTTTGCCAGGACGTCAGCCGCGACTGCATTGATTTGAGCAGTCGAGGTGTTGATCTCCGCACCAAGCGTTGGCAGATCGCGCATCAGGCCCGACATCTTGTTGTCGAAGTCGAGCTGGTCTTGGGACTGGTCCGGCATCTGGGCCGGATCAAGCAGTACGGTAACGGTCATACGGTTCCTTCAATTTGCATGGACATATCCCACCGGGTTTTGCCCTTGATCACAGGTTTGAGGCTGGAGTAGCGGCCATATGCGATGGCCAGGCCGTAGTTCAAAGACCCAACCCACACGATCGGCCGCTGCCGGTATTCGGCCAGCAGCTCGTAGACCGCATCAACCCGCGATGCGTCGACGATCACGTCAGCACTGATCCGCTTCGCCCAGTTTCGGACCTGGGTCTTGCTAGTGCCGTCGAAGTTGAACGAGGTGTCGGAAAAGTCTTTGATCTCGGCGCCGAGCGTCATCAGGGTCTTGCCCAAGTCAGCCGTCGGGCCAAGCGCGCACATGCCGCACTTGGCAGTGCCGCCAGGCTTTTTGATCGTAATCGTGATCAAGGCATTTGCGAACGGCGGCAGCTTCAGGCTGACAGCCCAGG